AGGACCATCTGGCTCTGGCTCTGTTTCATAAAACAATACTTGATTTTGTTCTTCCTGTTCTACCGGGACATCCTCATCTGAATTTAATCTGCTTTTCTTTTTCATTTTTTTCCTTTTTCCTTTTTGTGAATCCTGTTCAACTCCTGCATTGCCCCATTCCAATCTTGGAACTTTATGTGTGACTTAAAATACCTTGGACAATTAACCAGCATGTGAGATACACATGCATTTTTCCAAACAAAAAATGTCCGATTATCAATCTCTTTTATCTCACCTATTTGTTCCTCAGTGAAACCAGCATCATGCATGTGTCTATATTTTATTGCCCTTATGAAGGAAACATCCTCAGCAATAACACCGATAAACTTTAAAGACTGTTCGTAAACATCGTTTACAAAATTGGCCATATGGCTATACGCGAGTAGCGCGGCGATTGTTCTATATACAAATACGCCTACTAAAAACCACACCAACTCAATGTGTTCTTGATACAAAATCAAAACCTCTTTTCTATAATATATTTTAACTCTTTTAGCTCAGATGTTAAGTTTTCAGCTACGATTTTATCATATTCTTTATTAAATTTTTTAATTAGAAGTTTTTTAAACGGAAACATATAATAATAATTTGAATTAGTAAATTCTTCAACTATCATATCTAAATCACACTTTTCTTTTTTGACCCAGTAATGAAAAGCCATGGTCATCCTATATCCCCTAAATTCTAGCCATGCTCTCCCGGGGCTTGGCCATGGAAGTAAAAACAGCAGCGCCATTAAAAACCATAAATTCCAAAAGGCGCCAAAAGCTAATAATGAAAATACTTGAGGAGATAAATATAAAATGTTGAACAACCACCCGAGCCTCTTCCTATCATACAAATGTACGTACTCATGAGCTATTATTCCAAGTTCCACAAGTGACATATTTTTATATTTACCCCACCAGCCAGGCACATACATCACTGGGTATATTGTTGTGATATATCGGCTCATAAACCCTTTGTTAAAAAACAGCAGATTCGACAAAGCCCTCATAAGAGGGCTGTCCTTTTTGGATCTGATTTTAAAACCGGGAACCTTCTCACTTATGTGTATGTAAAGATCCGTCCGTAAAGTCAAAAGTCTTAAACCTTTTCGAGAAGAAGGACTCATGTGCACAGCCCTCCGTTCCCAAGTTATTAACCTTTCTTATCTGCCAAGCGACTAAAGATGCGGTTGGCCAACTCTTCAGCGATCTGCTCTTTGCGGACCTTTTGTTTGATACGTTCGGTGACGCGGCGGGTAACTTCTGCGATCATCTCATCGCGGTCAAACGCAGATGCAGCCTCATCTTCCATAACTGGCTCTTCTTCATCTTCGACGGGGAGGTCCATATCCATCTCTGGCTCTTCCTCTGGAAGCTCTTCTGGGGCTTCCTCTGCATCGCCAGTAACATTAACCTCGACACCCAAGACGTCTTGAAGGGCATCTGCAACAGCAGTTGCAACTTCTTGAGCAAGGGCTTCGCCGCCCTCAGCAGGAGCGGGCTCCTCTGGCATGTCCATATCCATGTCCATGTCGCCAGGTTCACCTTCTGGGGCATCATCGGCAACATCCAGCTCTTCTTCTTCGAGGGCGGGTGCAGCAGAGAAGTTCTCGGTGACATCTTCTTTGGCGTCTTCAGTGACAGCTTCTGCTTCTTCTTCGCCTTCGGTTACTGTCTCTTCTTCGGCGCTTTCGGTAACTGCTTCCTCTTCGGTGACCTCTTCATCAAGTTCGGTCTTCTCAAAGAATGTTTCAGTAAGAGGTGAAATCGACGCAAGTTTCATAAAACGACGAATTGTTGACTCATTAAGTTGGCTTTTTTTGTTGCTCATTTACACATCTCCTGTTAAATAATTTGTGCAATAATAAATAGTCGTTAACATTCAAAAAAGCTAAAAACATTCGGGATCCATCAAAAATACTTCAAAATCGAGATCCTGTTCATTCATTTTTCGCAAAGCGATATCTTGGATTTGCTTAATCCTAACAAAACTAACCCCCATTCTTTCTGATATCTCTCTCAAAGTCATGCGCCCGTGTTTTTCAACTGCGATTAATGAACAGTTAAGGTCTTTTTTATAATTCATCCAATGTCTGCACTCTTCTATCGGGCAAGAAACCTCGTGGCGCAAACAGCATTCATAACATGTTTCTTTCTTCTCGTTTTCACAATGATTCATAATTCGTTATTCTCCTTTGCTATAATATCAAATATATCCTCAATCTCATTCTCGTCTAGACCAAAAACATCTTTCATTTTCTGGGATTTATCGTACAAACTCTTTGTCTTGGCCAATCTTTGTTTGCCAAATACCTTGTTTTTTTCTTTGTACTCTCCAATAAAATCTACTATTCTCTTGTCTTGTTCTATATATCCAGAAACAAGCATCCGAAAAAAGGCACCCTGGCTTAAGCCGTCGTAGTGCAGACGAATCTTTAAATCTGCATGCCTCTTGTCTGTATCTTCAAATATTATCTTTTTTGAAGAGCCAGGGGGAGTTCCGTTGTCAACCATTCTTTCTCCTCAAAATATGAGTCGAACTTTCTATCTGCGAAGCAGGAGTTTGTTCTATAAATCTAGCTTTCGAGTGAAACTCCTCCATCGTTCTGGCTCCCGAATAAGAAAAGCCAGACCTGATGCCTCTCTCAAGATCTTCTAGTATATTAACTACGGATCCTTTGTATGGAACGGTTGTTGCAATGCCTTCTAGAGACCCGACCTTGCCTCTCCAGTCCACTTGAGCTTCTCTGCTTGCCATGCCCCGATAAGCCTTATACTTCTTCCCATCCAACGAGGTGAAGATCTCCCCAGGACTTTCGTCGGTACCCCCTAAAAGAGAACCTAACATTACAAAGTCTGCGCCAGCAGCGAGGGCCTTCACGATATCTCCACTCGTCTTTATACCCCCATCAGCAATTAGTTTTGCGCTCCTATCACTCTTTGCACACTCCAAGACAGATTGTAATGTGGGCATGCCGTGACCTGTTTGAATTCTAGTTGAACATATTGAACCTCCTCCAATTCCAACTTTAACACTGTCGGCTCCCCAGTCTGCTAAATCGTTAAAAGCTTCCAATGTTGCAACATTGCCAGCCATAATATGGACCCCATCATCTAAGTCTTCTCTGAGAGTCTGCAGTGCTCTTTTCATTAATATGTGGTGACCGTGAGCAACATCTACACACAAGGCTGTGGCTCCGCTTTCGACGGCGGCCCGGGCCCTGTCCAAATAATCTCCAGTTATCCCAACTGCAACAGCAAGATATCCGGGAGGAAAATCCGCACTTAGTGATTCAACTATCTTTTGCTGATCTGTGATTTCGTTATACCTGTGCACGATGCCCAAGCCACCAGCATGGGCCATGGCCCTGCACATACCTTCTTCCGTGACTGTATCCATGGGACTTGAGATTATCGGGATCTTAAATTTATGAAAGCCTAAATTATTCCCAATGTCAACCTCTGATCTACTTTCAATGTCAGAGTAATTTGGTAACAATAACACGTCGTCAAAACTAACCGTATTTTCAAATCTTCCTCGAATGTGACCGTCTGAATTAATTATCATTCTTTTCTCCTTTAATGTGCTGTTTCAGATCTTGAACTGTATTTAATGCTCTCTGCCAACAGTCCGGACAGTATAAGTTAACCTTTTGCTCTTCATTTCTTACGATGACATACCAAGAACTTACCACCTCTCTATCCTTTTTGTCGAAAGCTTTCTCACACACAAGGCAAGAATCTGGTAATTGATCAAAAAGTGCTACCTTTTCAGCCATCTCTTTCTCTGCTAGCTTCTTCTTCTTTTTAGCAGCGAGTCTTCTTATTTTTCTATCTAATTTAGACATCTTATATTATCCCCGTACTACCAAAGCCGCCTTCTCCGCGATCTGTGCCTTTGTCCGACGGGTCTATGTACGTCTCCTCGACACTACAAAGAACTATACGCGTCAAAACTGCTTGCGCGAGTTTCTGCCCCGGGGCAATGTGTTGTGTTTCTCCGCCTATGTTGTGAAGGTTAATATAAACCTCCCCTGTATATCCCGAGTCTACAACACAAGCTCCGACGAGAAGCTTTTGTTTGTGTGCAACTCCAGACTTGTTTTTAATTTCCAGCATGTGGCCGGGAGGAACCTCAACCTTTATCCCAGTCGGCACAAGACAGGAGACTCTCGGTGGAATACGAAAATATCTTACACCTTTTTCTTCCCATATACAGCTGGAGCCTAAAGCGGGGTCTGGACAATAGAACATATCCATGCCGGCATCTAAAGAGTGTGCGCGGACTGGTAGTTTTGCATCTTTTCTGATTCTAAAAAATTTGATATTCATTTTTTCTCCTTATTGTGTGTATGCGATTATCATATCTTGAATTGCGTCTTCGGCGCTATAAATAATGTTGCCTTTGATCAACATTTCTTCAAACAAATATCCGGTAGCGATCTGATGCTCCGAAAGTCCATTATATTTGTTTTCCCACACGATTTCCCTTTTTGAGTTAGGAATCGTAATTGATAGTTTTTTTATATCTTCATCGTCGTATTTTTTGAGAACCTGCAGGTTGTGCGTGACCCCTTCCTCGTCCAAAATATTAATATCACAATATTCGTCTGAGAGGCAGCCAGACACAATCGAACCCATCGTTCCGTGTATGTTTAAAGTATTGTGCCCTCGGAATGGCATCTTTTTGTGCTTATCAGAATACTTGTATATCAACAAAGTGCCATCATCAAAAACGCCCGCTTTAATCCGAAAGCCCTCTACGGAAGCACCTGTGAATTCACCATCTTTTCCAAGGAAAGGCTCTGATTCATATGTATTTGTAAAGCCTTTGAGACTTTCAATTTTTGCCTGTGTCGAAAGATAATTTCTCACTTGCGCCGATCCATGGTAATCATACGTTCTAAAATTATTTTCAACCACCAAAACCCTTCCAAGAAAGCCCTCTTCCAAGATGCTCTTCTTTAATTGCTCCATGGGCAAATACGGCCACTGTTCTAAAATCCCAACCCTGCTAGTAGCGCTGTTCTTAATCTTATTATACACCTGGAAGTCATCAGTTGTCTCTAGCAACACAAGAGTGTCAAGACTCAAAAGCTCATCCAATACCGTCGCGACTACAGAAGATTTGATCGAAACAATAACTGCATCCGGATCCGTCTCTTTTACCATTGTTGTGATCGAGTTGAATACAGGGGTATCCGTTAATCCGGATTCTTGACCCACCTTTCCAGATTTCGTTGTGACTCCGACAATTTTAATTTTATCCTGCATTTGTTTTAAAATTGGCAAATTATAATTTATGGTTCGGTTACCTGCCCCAACTAAAGCTACTTTTTTCATCTTTTATCCTATTAGTCTAAGGTTATGATATATTGATCTCGTGGAGAATCCCCACTGTTCATCATAATCTAGTTTTGCCATGTACGGGCGATTTAATAAAACTTTGTCTCGCTTGTGTATACCCCAACATTTAATGGACGTAGACTTGCTAGTTGAATCTATAACATTCAAAATCCAATACTCTTTTCCATTTTTAGTTTTACGTTTAACTATCTCTCTAGGTATAAACCAAACCAATTGAAGATCTGCGTCGTATTCCGAAATAGGGGGAATGAAGTTTTCCTCTAGTTTGCTGCTGATCCTTTCGTCCAAAACAAGATCCATCGGGAAGATACCTGTCAACTCCGAAAGGTAGCTTATTTTCTCCTCTATAGAAAACTCTCCTTCTCGTCGATACATTTCTATATTCTCGTTCAGTTTCTTGGCGTTTTTCGGGCGGTCTGCTATAGCGGCGGACCACAAGTGTTTCATGCCAGAGAATCGTTCATCCATCAGGGGCTCTAGTGCGCCGGAGCGACATAACACATCCAAAGCTTTCTTGTTTAGCTTGCTGTGTACCACGCCCTCTTTGAATAAGACATCTTCGACCGTGTTAAACGGTCGGTGATCCAGTATCTGTTCAATAGCCTTTTCGCCCAGCCCCTTGATTGACGTGAGCGGCTGGATCATGATTTTGCCATCATCGGAAATTTCCCAAACCGTGCCAGAGGTGTTGATATTTATTGCTTCGATCTCAAACCCCATTGACTTAGCGGTGTTGATGGCTCGTTCTTTTCTGGATTCTGGCTCCTTGTCGAGAAACGCTGCCATCCACTCAGAGGGATAGTAATTAAGAAGATAGGCACACTGATAACTAAGAATGCTGTAGCTAACAGCGTGGGACTTATTAAAGCCATACCCTGAGAAATATTCGAATGTTTGCCAGAGCTTGTCTGCGTCTGCCTGTAACATTCCCTTAGATAAACAACCTTTGACGAATTTGTTGTAGATTTTTGTCTTCTTCTTTTCATGGTCTCCTGTACCTTTCTTAGTTAATAGTTTTCGTAGGGTGTTTCCCTCGTCCAAAGATATTCCATCCCCCAGGCGGTGAGCCAAAAGAGCAATCTGCTCTTGGAAAATCAGGAATCCGTATGTCTCTTTTGTGACTTCGCGAATAGTGTCGTTCAAATAGGCCACGTTATATGGCTTGTTTTTAGCATCAACATAGTTGTTATCTACGCCGGCGCTTAATGGGCCGGGACGATAAATCGATGTGATAGCCGAAATATCGATGATGCTTTTTGGCTTGGCTTTTCGACAAAACTTCTGTGCGCCTTTTTCCGTAAACTGGAAGACTCCAGCCCATTTTCCTTTGTGGAACACATTCTTATAAACATCTTGATCATTCAAGTTGATAATGTCCGGATGGAGATTCTCATCATAGTATTTTTTAACGTCCTGAAACGTCGGATCTGGATTGTTGTGATGTCTCACGAGGATATGGCGAATGGCGCCTTCGATCATGCGGAGCGTGGTTAACCCCAAGATATCAAACTTAATGAAACCGAGCGGCTCTAAATGTCGGACGTTCTGGCCTTCGCTCCACGGAGTCTGTCTGACTCCCCGGCTGTTTACCAATGGCATCCACTTATCTAAATCCTCTCCAACAACAACACCGCCAGCATGACGAGAAACAGACCTAACCTGGCCCAAAAGGGCCTCTACATGTGTCTTGACATGGGGGTACTTGACAAGAAAGTTTTTGAGACTGTCAGAATATTCCATAACCTCCTCAAACGTTGGAACGTAGACGCCGGCCTTGATACCGTGGACCTTCTTTGCAATGGGGGTGGCCTCAAACATCATCTTACTGGTCACAGTATTCACCTCGATGAAAGGAACATCATAAAACTTAGAAACGTCCTTAATAAGCGACCGAAGTTGTAGCGTGTTATAATTCGAAATCGGAACAACAGTTGAATCTCCCCAGTCGTCAATCAACATCTCCTTTAGCTCCATGGGGCTAGAAACGTCGTAATCAATGTCCGGGTAGTCAACCGCATCCTTCCTAAGGAAGCGCGAGAACAGAAGTCCGTATTTGATGGGATCGATCTGCGTAATATTCAAAACATAAGCCACCAAAGATCCTGCTGCGGAACCTCGTCCCGGGCCGGTTAATTGCACAGACGTAGCCTTGTCTGCAATTGCTTTCATTGTCAAAAAGTATTTTGCAAAGCCTCGATCTTTAATGACCTTCAACTCTTCCTTTAATCGATCTACGTAATCTTGTTTTTCATGTAACTTTCTCTCTTTGAGACCAATCAGGCACTTTTCTGTAAGAGCCTGGATATCTGTCTTGCCGGCAGGTACCACGAACTTAGGCAACCGCACTTCGTTATCTGGCAAGAAATCCTCGATAAGATCATTTGCGATATAATCAGTTCTCTCGATGGATTCTTTTACCAAATCGTCATCATAATTTTGGTCCAGCATCTCAGAATATTTCTGATACGACTCCCACATCTGATCACCGTTCTTGGGGTAAAGTTCATATCCTATTTCTTCGACTCCGGAGGGGAGATCTGCGGACATATATTCTGGTAGCCCTCCTTTCCCAAGCCATCCGATTCTTTTGTAAAGCTCTCGGTCTTTCCAGGCATCAGGGTTAGGATAATGGCTATCAGCAGTAGAGATAAGCTTAACATCAAACTCACGGCAAACTTGAATGATATACTTGTTGAGTTCGTGTTGCTCCGGGATATTGTTCCATTGTATTTCTCCATACCACCTATCTCCAAAGATAGCTTTCATGCGGCGGGTGGTCTCCCGCATCGCATTTAGAATAGCATCCCCAGCCATCTCACCGCTGTCACGATTGTCCCAATAATCACCAGCATAAACCCCACCCAAACAAGCAGAGGCAGCAATAACTCCAGAACTATAACTCGAAAGAAGATCATAATCAATACGAGGATACCTATAAAAGTTTTCATCTTTGTAACTCTCCGAAACTAGCTTAAATATGTTGTTCAAACCCGTTTGGTTCTGTGCGAGTAAAATAAGATGGTTCCTTTTCTTGAGGATATTGGTCATTTTTTGCTTCGAAGCCTTTTCATCCTCGATACTTAGAGAAATATCATCTTCGAGCTTCTTTTTTTCTTGTTTTGCCTTATTATATTCTTCTCTCCACAAATCTAGCGATGGAAGAAAGTATGCCTCGACGCCAAAAATGGGCTTGAAATTCTCCCCATTTGCCTTCAGTTTCTTCGCATGCAACACTTGGTAGGGTAGACCATTCATGTGGCCATGATCGGTCAATGCGAGCGCGTTGGAGCCGTTGTGAACGGCAAAATCTATATGATCTTGTGGATACCCCAAGCCATCGTTAAGGCTAAGGCCGCTGTGTGCGTGGAGTCCCGCAAAAGGAATTTTAGTCATTAATGTTTTCTCCTGGTTTTTATCTTACCTGTATATAATATAGCACAATGGATATACCTTGTCAAGCATTTAATCCTCTATATTGTCCTGCCCAATTCGGTTTAATTCTCGAAAAGCTAAGATGTCTTTTGACGGAGTTTTAATCTCGCTCCTTTCGGTCGAGGACATAAAGGAACAATAGTTTTCCCAATTATCTATGGCATGATACCATGGAAGTTCGACGCTGACTTGTGGCTCGTATATGTTAAAGACATCACTAAGATCAAAAAATCTAGCCGAATATCTTTCTGCTATTGGAAGTTTTTCTCTGGGCATTCCATTTTCTAGGTTCGAAGTATATGCGCCGGTCCCTTTGTCTCTCAAGTTTTTGCGAAATTTCTTAAAATCTTCTGGTCTAAAAGAAAAGCCCATGTAGTTATTATTTTTAACACTTTTACCCTCATAAGTCAAGCAAAAATTTGAATTACTAGATATCTGTGTTCTATGCTCTCTTAAAAACTCAACTGGATATACTGCATACGGAAAAGAAACATAATACTTCCCGGGAGTCGACCATTTGCTTATTCTGGCGCTAACACTATAGGCTGAAGAAGCACCATACAAAACACTCCATGACAAACAGTCCCTCTTGTCACGATCTTTAGGGTGGATTGGGACATAAAAAATAGGTATTTGTTTTTTTGACTCCGAGCTTCTATAATCATATGGTCGATACACCCAAACTGGGTCATTAACATAATCTCCCAGTCTGTACCTAATTAACGGCTGCATATCGTCATTGCAGACTATCCATATTGTTTCGCAACCAGCATATGCACACTCCAAAACTGATCTCTCGATAGCAACGTAATCAGGAGCAATCGGCATACAGCAATCGTGCCACAAAAAGTTAAAATCTGATTTAAAGCCCGCGACTGGTATGATGCCCGCGAGGTGTGTTATTTTCTTATTGCCTGTTGTCATCTCTCTGCAATCATTCTATTGATTTTGTTACAATATCCTGGAGTTATATCATAAGATTCGTATATCTTTTCTTCGGTGCGATAGTCAAATATCAAATTTTCTTTATTCTTGTATTTCGGGAAATAAAGTTTTCTTATTTCTCTTTTTGTCGGTTCTACCTTTACCGCATAATATTTGTATTTGCCTGGATTTTTTGTGTCGCGGCCATTTCGGGCACCGCGAATGTCTGCTTTTTTCATTGTTTTAATAACCTTAAACCTGGCCATTGTTCCAGAAAAATCAAAGTCATCAATATATTTTTTTTCTAGTTCCGAGACTGCAACAAGATCTTTCTTATCGGTGTCTCCGTCAATCCTTTCCGAAGGATAAAAATATAATTCTTTTACAAAAAAGCCGCCATTATTTAAATAATCATAAGGGTGCAACATTCCCGAACGAACATCCATCCAATCGATCACTTTATATCTTTCAATGTGAGACTCGCACTCTGGTAAACCGATCAAATTTGCATCGTTAAATATCCTCAGTTTTTTATACCTAAGCTTATGTACCTTAAAGTCTTGTGTGCTGACACTTATATAATTTTCTTCTATTCGTATTTCTGCGGCCGGCGTATGAAGGGGAAGGAGCCCCGACAGAGACAGACAGAAAACCAGCCTTTCCCACACATCTAACTTAGAAGCACCTACTTTGATGTTTCTCTTCAGGCCCTTGAGTAGATATTCATCTAAACTTATTGCCAGTTTTGAAAGATCGAATCCATCGGGAAAGAACTCAAAAAACAAAGGTTTTTCCGTGCTGTTAATTATGAGTGGTTTTTGGTTCAAAAAACTATAAAGCACGGCGTTTAAACCCGTGCCTATAATCAATTCATCAAATTCGTACCGGCGATCACTCATAACACCCTGGTACATCTTCAGGAACGTACTCTTCTAGTTCTACCCTTTTCATCTCCCTCCGGAGCTTCCTAGCTAGCCTGAGGACTTTCTTTGTGTATCTGTGCCCTTTGTTCTTTGCGCTTGATGGCCTGCACCTAGTCCATCCTGCGTTGTACGAACACAGGCTTCTCCTGTAGTTTTTGTACTTTTTCAAATAATAAGCCAATATTTTTGCTCCGCGAGAAATACTGACCCTAGGGTGTTTTAATTGCTCACAGGTCAATTTCTTTCCAAATCGATTGCGATAACCAGCTGAGTACTTTGGCAGTATCTGAGTCAGTCCGCATGCGCCGTCGCGCGAAACTGCGCGGGGCTTCCATCTGCTTTCCACATAAATTAATGATACCAAGACAGAAGGTTTTAAATCGTGTTCTTCTGCCGCCTCCACAAGATGTTCCATATTTTGACATGCGATATCCGCATTAGGCAACGCCAGCGACACATACGCGGCGCATAACAACTCCACTATCATTCTATACCTCTGGTTTAGCTAAGAATATTTCGCCAGTACTGGCTCTACCCATTGCTTCAAACTGATTTGTCGGGGCTGGTGCAGCAGACCATTCAGTAAACGCAAATTTTATTCTACGATCTTTGCCTTTCACTAATCGGGACCATACCTCAAGTGCTGTCCCTTCTTCTGCTTCAGTAAATGGTCCGTACAATAACTTTCCGGTACGACTCATATCATGATATCTGCCCCACCCAAATAAAAACGCATCTTGGTTGTACATGTCTGAAATCGTCTTGCATAGTTCAAAAAGCGCTGTTGCGTTTTCTTCGTCGTTCTTCATTTTTAACGAAGAATTAGGAATCATCAAACTGCGTTCTGTTACATGAACTTCTTTGTCGCCTTGAGTTTCTTCCCAGCCGCCCTCTGTCTTGACGAACCCATAACCTGCACCCCTGATAAGCTTCATCAACTCTCTGAAATTCTTGTCATTATCCTCTTGATCAACATCTCCGCGATCCGAGGTAATAGAAGCAAATCCGGTGGTATTGAAGTGAGTGTCTAGCCATCTTTTTAATCTAATCTCGGCTATAATCTCCTTCTTCACCATTTTCTTTATTTCTTCTAATGTAATACTCATCGATTTGATAAAACTCCGTATATGTAATTCTCTAAAACTAAATAGAATTCAGCATCCTCAACAGTCACTTCTTGCATCATCGAGCGCTCCAAAACAACCCTGTCTCCTTTCGAAAAGTTTGATGTACAATCTGGGGAGACTTCTCTAATCCTTGCTTGTACGAAGGGAGGTTTTGGTTTGCCGTATCCTTCCGGCAACAAAACTGCTGTTTGTTCCTCTTCTTCAGCCTCAATTGGTTCTATCACTAGGTGTCTATTTCGTGGGTATAGTTTCATTGTTACCTCCGTATTATTAATTTAACCACATTTTGCGTATCCGCACTCAGTACAAGTTACGCATCCGTCTTGATAAATCAAGGCATCGGCGCCACACTCTTCACAAGATTTATCATTCTCAAGCTTTTCACCATCTTGAATGTAGTTCTTAAGAATTCTTGCAACAC